GTTGATATATACCTGGATTCAACAGTCGCTGGCGATGGTGTAACCTTTACTTATATAACATAGGAGTTGGATAAACATGAATATTTTAAGTATAAATAGAACAGCGAAAGCGGTAATTGCAGCCTTAAGGGGTGGAGCGCAGACCGTCCAGGACTTACACGACCACCAACAGGCCATGTATGACGATGCCAGAGTGGAAACTATAGCCAGTCCGGTCACATTAACTGCGGCTATCCAGTATGTCTACAGTAGGGCAGCAAGCGCCCGGCCATTCTGGTTTTACGGAGGGTCGTTTAGTTGGGATAGCGGAGCATGGGCAGGAGGGGAAACAGTTGACATTAATATCCAAACATCGACTGACGGTGTTAACTGGGTTGATGCCTGGAATGCAGTTCAACTAGCTGCTGCTCCAGCAGTATTAGAAGTGGCAGTTCCGCATCAGGCTATGACTACATTACTCGGCGGAATTCCTTATGGCTGTCCAATACTGATAGGTGCTGGTAAAGGCGTCAGGGTTGGAATTGTTCAGACTGGTGGTATCGGTGCAGGCTGGCATGTAGTTAGCCATAACTTAAATGATGGAGTCCCTGGTTCATAATGGAGGGGGAATAATGAACGGCGCAAGTTCAGGATATGTCCTTAATGAGAGACCGTATAAAGGCAGTATAGAACCTGTTAGGCTGTTTGACAGCTCTAGGTTTGAGAATCATGGCGCCTATACTGCCATTACTAATGTGCGGTTGGATAGTGGGCAGTGGGTTATGGGTTTCACAAATGATTATGTGGAAGTAGCTGATAATCCGACATTATTTAGTCCCCTTGCCTTGTCGGTGTTTTTATGGGTTAATCAAACAGCCCTAGCAGCGGCTACCCTTATTAGCAAGTATAATACCACTCTTGATAATAGGGAGTGGAGCTTAGACGTTTTTGATGCGGGTGGCTTTATATCCGTTAACTTTGGCGACCCCGCCGACGGCACGTTTGAAGCAAGGTGGCGAAGCAACGCTGGTGTATTGACTGCAAGTGCTTGGCACCAGATTGGATTTACCTTTGTAGCCAATACGGCAATCTTATATCTTGATGGTGTGGCAATCCCATCTGCGGCAACTGTTGGGGCCGTGCCCGCTTCGCTATATGATGGCACCTCAGTTCTAAGTATTGGCAATAATGGTAATCGTAGCGGCGGGTTTGTTGGGCAAGAAGCATTACCCAAAATCTTTAACTACGCCCTATCCGCTCCAGAGATAAGAAGTATATACACCAATCAAGCGCCGTTATTCGGGGTGAAGATATGAGTTTATCAAGCGGAATAGCCCTAGACTTAAAGAGATATTGGAGTGAAGATATAACTGCTCCGCCTGCTGCAATATGGCACGACACAAGCAGGTTCAAGACTCATGGCACGATTAATACTGCAACTTGGCAAAGGCGCCCTAGTGGGTTATATGAGCTGGACTTTGACTCGGGTAATCCGGACTATGTAGAGGTTACTTGTCCTCAGTTAAACTTTACAAGCGGGGATTTTAGTATTGTGGTTAGGGCTAAGGTTGATAGCTTAGCGGCTCGCAGGACAATATTTAATAGAGGGTTAAGAGAGACAGATGGTTATGAGTTTTACCCTGACCCTGACGGCACTATTTGGTTTATTACTAATCAATCTGGAGCGTTCCAATATACCTATGCCGCAGTTGGGAGTGTAGTTATTAGCACCTATTATACTTTGGGTGTTAGTAGGAGCGGCACTTCTGTTATTATTTATCAAAATGGGGTTGCTCCTACGCAAGTCGCTGGAACTCATACAAACCCTGTAACGTCAGCAAGGACACTTAAAGTTGGAGTGGCTGATAATAAAACTAGCTATCCCTTTGACGGCCAAATGCCCTTCCTCCGAGTCTACAACCGAGCCCTATCTGCTGGAGAGCATAAAAATCTACATGAGATGTTGGTGAGAGAATGAGTATAAATAGTGGACTGATATTTCAAGAAAGATCTCATACTGGATTAATAGCGCCTGCTACTTATGAGGATATGAGTAGATATGAGGCAGCTGTAACGCTAGGAACGCCAACACCCTTGCAGCTGCCAAACGGTTTATGGGTATGGGATTATAGCGGGACAGACCACGCTGCTTGCGTAGACTTTGGCACCCCATATATCTTAGGCCGTGATACAGACATAACTGTTAAGGTGTGGTTTAATTTAGATGTGGATACGGGGGACTTGATGTGTCTTCAAGGCAGCAAGGTTGGGAATAATGATATTACATTCCCATTTGAACTTTATGTAGTTTCTTCCACTCTTTTAGTCCAATTCAGGATGGGCAATGGCGCTGCAGTCAGGGCTTCCAATTCTGACTCTGGAGCAACGCTAGGTAGATGGCATTTGGCAGTAGGAACATTTTCAGGCAATACTATAACAGCTTATTTAGATGGAGTGGCTGGAAGCCCCGCTCTCTTAAATGGAACAAGACAAACTGGCAGGCGGCTTACATTTGGAGATTCCACAGTAGATGATTCAAGGAACTTAAATGGCAAGGAGGCGCTAGTAGAAATCTGGAATAGAGCCTTATCCGCAGAGCAAATAGCCGACATTGTTGACAACGAAAGACATAATTTCGAGAGGTAGAAAATGCCTGATCCAAGAATATTTCCCATAATAAAGTCGAACACCACACACGCTACAGTCACTAATGTTTCAGGCTCGGTCCTGACAGAGAACGCTCACAGGGGTGATACTGATTTTACGAACGATAGCGCTTATGTGATATATTTGGCACGCGGTAACCCTGCAGTAATCGGCGATGGCGCTAGGTTAAATCCAAGAGGCGGTGTTTACCATATAGGAACTAGCAACTTGTTTTATGGTGAGGTTTTTGGGATTGCTGATTGCGATGCTCAAGTGGACTGCAACTTATCAATTGAGGAGGGCAGCGCATGAGTGGGAGTGGCGTAAATAATCCGTATGATGATGCTGTATTAGCTGCTGACATTGCTGCGTTAGTTGTTTTAGTGGTTGCTGCTCAGGTTGGTATTACTTCTATATTAGCTTTGGTTACTATTATTGAAGCAGTTACTAGCGCCCTGCCTACCTTGTCAGAGACAGGCGGGACAGTAACTACCGATGGAACTGAACAGAATGTTTATCTTAATGCTAACCCTCTTGGCGAGTTTAATCCTATCTGTGTCAAGATAAATTGCACGAATCAGACAGCCGGGGAAACTATTATTATTAGGCAATATTACGATAATGCTCCTGGAGGAGCAGGGCTGATACTGGAAGATACATTGCCCTTTGCCGGAGTAGTGGATCCGCCGATGATTACTGTCGACCTTAACCCGAATAGATACGGAGTTGCTGTTACGATTGAAAGAACTGGAGGCGTTGCCAGGGATTATCCTTGGGACGTGCACTATGAAATATAATGGCTAGAACATTTTATGACAGTTTAGGATTGAATGAAGATATCCAGTTAGATTTATCTATGCTGGAAGCTTCTGGGGAATTACTGCACGATGAGTCCAAGAATCACTCCATGGCTCAGATGCACTCCGCCATCGCTACTCCCTTGTGGTTGCAAACACCATCCGGGCGGTTCGGGATTGACTTAAATAGGATTATCCCATTCCTTGATATGGATCAGTATTATGATATACCAGCGGCGAATTGCCCAAACATTAATTTCACTAATACTGATTATAGTTTAGCAATATGGTTTTACTGGTCAGACTCAGGGGAAACCTCTCAAGTAATAATGGGCAAGTATGTTGTTTCCGATAGGGGTTGGGAAGTTTACTTATCAGAGATTGGTGCTTTAAGGTATTTAACCGTCCGGCATCACCACGCGGCCGGGGCTTCGCTTAGAACTGCTTCTTATTCGTTAGGGTGGGCTTATGGTGTGTGGCATTTGTTTAGTTATTCGCGGATTGGAACAACCGGTTATCACTATAGAGATGGTGAGCCGATTGCTACTGTATCCGATGTTTTGATTGACCCGGAGTCTACTGTAGGCGATGATTTCAGAATAGGATGTCGTTTTACTGAGGACGCAAACTGGTTGAAGGCTAAGTTCCACAGGCCCAGGGCCTGGTCGAAGGGTTTAACGGACGACCAACATAGGTTACTTTATAGGTTGGGGTATCCATAATGATAGATTTAATTGGAACTCTAAGAAGATTAACTGCGGCAGTCGCAGGTATCCCCACTGTTATGAGGGGCACGGATAATGCTGCCTTAGCGGTTAACTGGACGGCTGCTTTAGCGACGGCTCTTACTAATTATACGGCGGCTCGCGCAGCTTACCTTGACGAATTAGCTGCTGCTAATATCCCGGCAGACATTGATACTTTACTGGCCAGGTTAACTCTTGCCAGGGCCGGATACTTAGACGAATTAGCTGCTGCTAATCTTCCAAGTGATATTGATGATTTATTATCTAATTTAGCTTATGATTATCATCAATCTCATGCTCGGACAAGAGTATATCCGCAGGAACCAAGTTCAGTTGCCCAAGTTGCCACAGCCGCAGCAGCCGACACTTTTGGAAACTGGACACAAGTTGTGCCAATAGACACGATTGATTTTGATTATACAGTCTTGAAAGTCATGGTTGAGGAATCAGGCGCGGCTGCTACTTATATCGGACAGTTAGGTTATAGTTTAATAGATGGGACTGACCCGACAACTGCTCAAATTGTAGGCGAGCAAAGGTTCAAAGTTATTGGAACTCCATTAAAAACATATCATGCGGACCTTGCGTTATTAGGCGGTCCTTGTCCAGCAAACGCTAAGTTATGGGGTAGGATAAAGTCCGAAACCGTTAATGCTGACACCGTTGACATCAGTATAGTATTAACAAGACTATACGAAATCACAAATCCAGTTGCGCCTACTGCTACTTGGCCTTGGAATAGTTAAGGAGATTTAATTATGGCAACATATACTTATGATATTACTACACAGATTGGCCAAGTAAGGCGGCTTATAAATGATACGGATATAATACCGACAACCGATGCCGCTTTTAGCGATGAGGAGATTCAATTCTTCCTAAACTTGGGTGGGTCAGTTCTCTCGGCAGCGTCAAAAGCATGTGAAGGGATGGCTGCCAAATCTTCAGGGGAGCTTGCCGGAGAGAAGATTGGGGATTATTCTTACACTAAGAAAACAGCGGCTCAATGGACAAATTTGGCTAAAGAGTATGCTACTCAGGATGCCATGATTCCTGTCTTTACCTGGGCGGAAATCGATCTAACAAACGGTAGTGGGATTACTGCGGAGGGCGATTAATGTCTTATGATGCGCTGTTAATTCATACTTGCGATATCGGTTCTTTAAGCCAAGGGGTTGCGGATGATTATGGCAATCCAGTAGAGACCTGGCCAGACTCTTACACAGACCAAGAATGCAGAATAATGCCTACTACCGGCAAGGAATTAAAGGCCGGTGCAGAAGTAATAATAAGCGACTGGACCTTATACTTGCCGGTAGATATTTCTGTTGATGAGCAGGACCGGATCAGCAATATTAAATTGAGGGCAGATGGGTCCGTTATCGATGCCAGCACTTTTGAAGTATTGTTGGTCAAACCGAGATTTAATAGTGTAGGGCCTCACCATTGTGAGTTATCCCTACGAAAAGTAAACTAGCTAATCCTTGCTATTATTACCCTAATAGTATATCATAAGGGCATAAATACTATTAGGAGGTAAAGTGATGCCAGAGATAGGTGGAATTAGCCGAGCTAAAGAATTGGGATTCAAGGGGGGCGGTAGATATATATGGCAAGCCTGCGAAGGTTGCGGTAAAGAACGATGGGTTAAATTTTTTAACGGGCATCCCAAAAGTAGATTATGCAAGCCTTGTAGTAAACAAGGCAATAAAAACGGTAGGTGGAATGGAGGACTTACAGAGAGGATTTGCCAAGAATGTGGTATTACCTTTCTTGTAAGACCATGTGTTGTAAAAAGTGGGAATGGTAAATTTTGTTCTCGTGCTTGTGAAATGAAATTCAGAAGCACGGGGGAGCGAAATTGGAATTGGAAGGGTGGCCGCTCAAAGAGTGCTGGTTATATGTCTATACAGTTAAAGGAGAATGATTTCTTTTTCCCGATGGCAAAGGCATCAGGTTATGTTTTAGAGCATCGCTTAACGATGGCAAAGGATTTAGGGAGAAGCCTCCAGCCCTTTGAACGTGTTCATCATAAGAATGGAATTAAAACAGATAATCGAATTGACAATCTAGCATTGATAGGTAGTGCCGGAGAACATAGTTTATCTCATAGTAAAGGCTACCGGGATGGCTACCAGAAGGGACTTATCGATGGTAGGAATAAACAGATAAAAGCATTGATATATCTGTGGACAAGGGATGCTGAGTTCCCAATAAACAAAGAAACAGAAGACTACATAATTGAACATATCCGTAAACTCCAAAATGTCAAAACAATCATTTTTAGTGATAAAGAGCGGAATGATATGGTAACAAAGATTTTGAAGGTGACCTGATGAAAATAACAAGTAGTTTTGAATTCAAGAACTTAAATTTGGATGGGGCGACTGATGAAGTAAGGGCTGCTGCCAAGGAAGCTCTGACAGACGTGGTTGTTGAGATTGCCAACGAGGCTATGAGGGAGAGCCCTTATTTGCATGGTCACAATAGGCGCTCGATACGGTTTGAAGTTGGCCCTAATAAAGAAGTCGCAACAAAGGAACTGCAGGGGGCGGTTTATTCTACTTCAGGTTATGGTGGATATCTTGAAACAGGGACCGTAAGAATGGGAGCGAGACCATATATGAAACCTGCTCTTGATAAATATTATACTCAGGAAAACATGGGCAGGAAGATTAAGGAGAAGTTGCCATGACGATGCTCGATACTACTGTGGTTATAAGGAAGTATTTAGCGGATGATGTTGATCTTGTGGCCGTGGTCGGGACCAGGATTTATAGCCCAAGACTACCTTCGAATGCATCTCTCCCGGCTGTTAGTTTTACAACTAACGGCGGCAGATCAACTCCTTATATTCCGGATATACCGAGCCCATCGATACAGCTTGACTGTTGGGCCAGTTCATTGAAGGAAGCCCGGGAAGTTTATAGATTAGTCCACGATGCTTTACAGGGGATACAAAATGTCAACGTTACTGCCGGCGGACACACCTACAGGATATTGTCCGGGGAGGAAGAGGTGCCGGGGCAGGATATGGTCGATGTTGATATCCCAACCTATTTTAGAGTTATGACAATTTACAATATTATGATTAGGGGGTAACAAATCATGGGAACAGCAGCAAATGTTTTAGTTGGGGCATTAACTTCAATTACGTTAGACGTTATTGCGGCAGAGGATCCGGCAGGGTTAGAGGGGGCTAGTTTACTGCCCATCACGGGATTTTACACGACTGATGGTATCACTCTATCAATAAGCACAGAGTTTGCGAACATCGAAGTGGACGAAGTTGTCGGGGTTGTCGTCAGGAAGATAACCGGACAAGACGTTAAGGTCACTCTTAATATCGCAGAGGGCGAAATTGCTAATCTGACAGCAGCTATTCCAGGAAGTTCAATCAACGTTGGTGGGACAATCATCACTATTGGAGGCACGGCTTTGGGAGGATTCTCGATGGTATTAGTAGGCACGGCTCCTGCAGCTGGAACTCGGACAATAGCACTCACCAGAGTGCATCCAACAGGTGAAGTTGGTATACCCTATAAAAAGGGCGAAGTCAACATGGTGCCGGTAACCTTTAGTTGTATCGTTGCTGACACTGGTATTTTCGGAACTATTACTGATAGTTAAAAGGGGGTTAGGTTATGGGGACAACAGCAAATATATTAGTTGGAGTTGCTGAGATAACCCTGGATGTTGGCGTTGATGCTCATGTTATTGGCTATACGATGGATGGTGCTAATTTAACAATAGGCTCTGAATTTAGTGATATTAAGTTCGATGAATTAGTTGGCCCACCTATTAGAAAGCTGATAGGGCAAGAGGTAAAAGTTACCCTGAATGTCGCTGAGGGCTTAATTGCAAACTTAGAGGCAGCGATCCCGGGTAGCAGTTTAGCTGCTGCGGTGCTGACATTAGGAGGGGCAACTTTACAAGCACACAGGTTGACGTTAAATGGAACTGATCCTGCAGGCTATCCTCGGATAATCGTTCTTACGAATGTTAATCCGACAGGAGAGGTCACCACAGCGTATAAGAAAGGCGAGGTCAACATCGTGCCGATGGTATTCTCAGCGTTGGTAGATGATAGCGGTAATTTTGGGACCGTGCTTGATGCGGCGGCTGTAGCTCCGACATTAACGGTTGGGGCAGATTCTAAGAGTAATGCAGCTGGAACTATCATAGAAGCGAAGTTCAGCGCGTCAATGGCAGACCCGGTTGGATACCATTTAGAGTTCTGGTTTAC